AATGAAATCTGGTGACACGGTTACTCCTAAGCGTGTACGTGCTATGGCACGTAAAACCTACAGCCAGATGTTTGACGAGACTGGCATGATTACAGATGAAGCTGTTGATTATGCTAGCCGTGAGATTGCAATGAACCTAGATGCTCCTGGTCTTCGCAGTCTTAATGCATTGATTGGCAGGTATCCTATCCTCAAGCCTTTCATGATGTTCCCCAAAACATCTATGAGCATGATTGCGTTTACTCGTAGCCATACTCCTTTGGGTTTGTTTGTACGGGATGTTGATACTTTTAGTGTACCGTTTGAACGTCAAAGCAAAGAAGCTGTTAGAGAACTTCTCGAAGCTCGTGGTGTAGCCTACAGTGCTGAAACTGCAGAAGCTGCTTACAACACCATCCGTGCTGAGCTAAAAGGACGTCGTGCTATTGGTACTCTGTCTGTACTTGGTGCAGGTGCGTTGTTTACCAGCGACCGCTTGCGTGGCAACGGTTTGTACGACAAAGAAAAAATGAAGGTACGACGTGAAGCTGGATGGCAGCCACGTACCTACAAAGGTCTTGACGGCAAATGGTATAGCTACGAAAACCTTGGTGCAATCAGCGATTGGTTGGCACTTACAGCCGACGTTATGGATCACTTTGACACTCTTGACGAGCCGTCATTGGAGCTGATGCTTAACAAATCTGCTCATGTTCTCGCTGCTAACCTGACTAACAAATCGTTTATGGCTGGTCTCGAACCAATGAACGATGTGTTGGCTGGTAACCCTGCTGCATTGTCACGATGGGGAGCTAGCTTCCTTAGTGGTCTTGTGCCTGGTAGCGGTTTCCGTAATGAGTTTGCACGTCTTATGACGCCTCAGCTCAAAGAAATGGAGCAAGATTTCTTGCAACTGTTGGCTAACCGTAACCCCTTCCTTAAAGATCAACTGCCTGATGTCTACGATTGGATTGATGGTGGTAAGGTTGGTGAGCCTGACAATTTCTTCCAAAGAGTTTGGAACACTTACTCACCGTTTATGAAGCAAAGCGCTAGCATTAGCGAAGAAAAGCAATTCTTAATTGACATTGAATTTGACGCACGTCCTACGCTGAGCACTAACGGTAAAGGTGTAGAACTTACCCCTGAAATGCGTTCACAGATTACTAACAAAATGGGTGAGCTTGGTGGCTTTAAACGGGCTATCCGTGAAGTTATGAATACACCTGAAGGTAGAGCATTCCGTGAACAATGGAAAGCAGCAGCTCGTACTGGCGTTTATCCCGTGCTTGCTGATTACAAAAACGTCCATCGTATGCTTCGTCAAAGACTGCGTGCCGAACAAAAGTATGCTATGTCTCTGGTAGAACTCGCTCCTCAGATTGCTGAACTTGAGTTTACACAGAATCAAATTGAAGAAGCAACTCGTTTGGGACAAATCGAACGTATTAGACAACTACAGAACAACTAATGGCTGAATCTCAATACACAGCTCCAGCCACTTACAACATTACTTTTCCTTCGTTGTCTCAAGCAGAGGTCAAGGTAAGTGTTAACGGAGCAGAACTTTCAACTAGCAACTACTCTATCTCTGGTTATTCTACTGCAGGTGGCGGTAGTGTTGCTATTTCCTCCACCGTTAATACTGGTGATATTGTCCGTGTCTATCGTGATACTGACATCACTAGCCCTGAAGCTACGTTTGCTGCTGGCGCTTCTATTAAAGCTGCAGACCTCAACAACAACAACCAACAGCTTCGCTATAAACTAGAAGAAAAAATTGATTCTAGTAACATTGCTACTCAAGCAGTTGTTACTGATGCGTTGCGTGATCTTAACGTAACAACAGAAAAGATCGCAAACCTTAGTGTTATTAACTCTAAGATTGGTCCTGACGCTGTTACTAACGACAAGATTGCTGATAATGCTATCGCAATCGAACAGATGCAAGACAACTCAGTTAGCACGGCTGAGATTGTTAATGGTTCAGTTACAAACACAGAGCTAGCTGATAACTCTGTAAGTCTTAGCAAGATGCAGGACAACTCTGTTGGAACTGCAGAAATCATTGCTAATGCAGTAACTAACTCTGAACTTGCAGACAACTCAGTTAGTCTTTCCAAGATGCAGGACAACTCAGTTGATACTGCTGAGCTTGTAGACAATGCTGTAGAAACAAATAAAATCCTCAATGGTGCAGTTACAAACCCTAAACTTGCTACTGATAGTGTTTCTACTATTAAAATTGTTGACGGCAACGTTACACATCAAAAGATTCAAGATAACGCTGTTATCGAAGCCAAAATTGCTGATGGTAATGTAACTGAACGCAAGCTTGACACTGATTCTGTATCTACAGCAAAGGTTGTAAACGATGCAATCACAGAGCCAAAACTGGCAGCAAACTCCGTCACTAACCGTCAGATCGCTGATGGTTCTATTGATGGTGCAAAGCTGACTGATGGCACTGTTGACGTTGACAAGATCAAAGGTCTTGACATTGTCACGACTGCTGAGCAGAACGCTGGATCTCCTACTTGGACCGGTGTTGATGACGTGCTTGCATCTATTGGTGCTATTGAGCGCCGTCATGATGTTCTTTATCAGAACTCAACTCCCAGCGGTACTGACTGGGCTATTGGTAAATTGTGGTACGCCCACGGTAGTGACCAGACGCTTTCTGTCTGGAGTGGTAGCAACTGGATTGGTATCTCATCTGGTGGTACGTTCATTAGCCAGCCAACTGTAATCTGGGTTGACCAGGCAAACGGTGACGACAACAACGATGGTCACCGGATTATCGACTCCATGAAGACCATCAAAGCTGCTGTGGCTTCTGCTGATGCAGGAGACATTGTCCTTGTGGCTCCTGGTGTATATCGAGAAATTGCACCTATTGACATTACGGTTAACAACCTGTCGATTATCGGTCAGTCGCTTCGTAGCTGTTTTGTACACCCGACACCTGCAACTGAAGAAAACACTTTGTTCCGTGTTAACAGCGGTACTCAGATTGCTAACTTCTCACTTGCTGGTATGAAGGCTAGCGGCACCCGTGGTGGTCACGCTGTTGACTCTGACAGCACCTACGGTCTTCCTGCTAACCAGGGATGGGCTATTGCCTTCTATCCAAACTCTGTTATTTACAAGAGCCCTTATGTCCAAAACTGTTCATGTTTTATGGACAGCGGGATCTACAACCACACACAAGCTGAGTACAACGCTAACAACAGCCTTGGTGGTTTCTTTGATCCTAACAACGTAAACCAAGGTGGTTTTGGTGGTGACCGTACGTCAGCTCCTACTGGTGGTGGTCTCTACATTGACGGCAGTCAAGTGGCTACCAACTCTCCACTGCGATCCATGGTTGTTGACTCATTCACTCAGATCAACCTGGATGGTCCTGGTGCTCTGGTGTGTAACAACGCTTATGCACAGTTCGTGTCGTTCTTTGGCACCTTCTGTCACTACCACTGCAAGTCACTAAATGGTGGTCGTGTCAACCTCAGCAACTGTACGACTGACTACGGTCGGTATGGCTTGATTGCTGACGGTAAGTCCACGTCTGCTCTTTATTCTGGAACTGTCCGTACTTCTAGCTACAGCGGTACTTCTCCACAAGCTGGTGACATTTATGTAGACGTCACTAAGGCAACTGCTCCTTCGAGTTGGTTTGGATCTGGAGCTTTTGCTACCCGTCCTACCGACGACATGTTGATGCAGATCGGTAGTGACCTGTATGCATTGACTGGTTCTGACATCCTCAACAGCAGCGGCACTGTCGATAACACAATTACTGCTGAGTCTGATATTGGCGGTTACCGTGTCCATATCATCCGTACTGCTTCTGCTAACCGTTCGACTAACCTCGGTCTTTCTAGCAACTATACAAATACTGAAGCTGTAAGTTTCTTCTTCCGCTCTTACATCAGCTCTGGTGGTCACACCTTTGAGTACGTGGGTGCTGGTACTGACTACGACGCAGCTCCTGAAAACGGTGGTCAGCCTGTAGAGGCAAACCGTACTGTTGAGCGTAATAACGGTGCCGTGTGGCAGTCCAGCACTGACC